ACTAAATGGACATGGTTTCTAGGGTCTCTATTCTGCATAACCCACTGGGCAGGACCGGGCAATCTTTCTTTCATAGCCATGTCCTTTTCTTCTTACGTCTTTCATTATTTACACTCACTGATTAGCTCCAATAACTTTTTGGAAAAACTTGTACAGGCGGCAGACTCGGCGGCAAACTCGGCGGCAGACTTGGCGGCAGACTCGGCGGCAAACTCGGCGGCAGACCTGGCAGACCAGGCGGCAGACTTGGCGGCAGACTCGGCGGCAGATCTGGCAGACCAGGCGGCAGACCTGGCCGCAGACTTGGTCTGCCTGGAAGCGTCGTCTCTTTTCCAAAGTCTGACACAGCCCTCGACTGCACTCCTTTGTTCTTCAAATTCTTTACCTTGCAGCCTTTCAAGGTTTGACTCCAACACAAATATTAAGAACTTCGGTTTAATCGTATCAAGATCGGCGCCAACATTGATTTTCTCAATAAATTCTAACGGCCATGTTTTCTGGAGATCGGACGGGAGTCTTTCGAATATAGCGTCCTCCAAATAGGCCAGCCACTCTGGCACCCCAAAGTATTTTTCGTAAGAAGCGTGGAGGCTACTTAATACCGATTCATCTTTTAATTCAAGTCGAACAGAATTCAAAGAGCAGCCAACGGCGCAACCCTTGAAAGTGCCATCATCGGGGTCACCATATGTGCCTGGAATAATTCTATCCTGATCTTGATGCCATTTTAGATGATGCAGTAATCTTTCTTTTGTGACTGGTGTCTCTAAAAAGGCTCTCATATAAGTTCCCCAACTAAATGGACATGGTTTCTTAAATCCTTATTTTGCATAATCCATTGAGCAGGGTTGGGAGAGCTAAATGTATACCTTGTTACCCAGTCGTTAGCTTTTGGGTGGTTGTTCTTCAAGGCAATGGCCAAGACTTCTCCATGATAAAACGTACTAGCTTTGTGGTCTAACTGTTTCCCATCAACTCCACATCTGTACCAAGGACCGGGTTGTCCAACGTGCCAGCATTTATCGCAAATAAATTCCAAGTGTTTATTTAAACTATATGATCCGAAGGGCATACCCAGCCTTCTAATTGAGTGGGCGGCGTAAAGAAGGATTGTCTCTTGATAAGGTTGAGTCACTGGCTCTAAAGTAGGTGCCAGGCCTACACTCTCTTTGTAGTTAGGCGCAGAAGGGTTGTATTCTTTGTTGTGGTCCCATGAACATAAACCACCATGAGGGGTTTGGTCTCTTCCTAATACCATTACAAAATTCTGCAACCATGTTATCGCTTCGGAAGTCAACTCATGCTTAGGAGCGACATGAACGGCCAATGCTTGGAGTATTGCGTTCCAACCGTGCGCCCTCCCTAGTTTACCAAACCCTGTGTTTTTAGGATTTGGCTCATCTAGTCTTCCTGCTGCTGCCATTAAAACAATTCTGTCTATGGCGGGTAGATCTCCTATGTGTTGAGCTAAATAGGCATCCGGTCCAAACCATCTTGATCCGTGCTGAAGGTCAATCGATCCAAAATCAGTTGGTATATTAGTTTCATCGAATTCGTATGGGTTGCTTGCCTTGTTCGAGAATATATATTTTGAAGGGCCTATAGACATGTTAAATCCAGAGGGTAACTCGCTGGTGCTTATAGGTTTGCCTTTCTTAAACAAATAACCCCTCTGAGGCCTCTCATGTATTAAGTTACTCCAGCCTGTCATTGCTGAATAGCTTTCTGCTTTTGTGTGGTTGATTAATTCATCACCTATATCAAAACGTACGGACATACCACCAGTTGCTCCACCATATTTCCAGTTAAGATAATCCAACTCACCTTTTGCAACACCGTCTTTTGCTAGAAGAATATCGCCGGTAAACTTATTCGATATACCTGGCATCTTAAAACCATCTAGTCTTCCTTTAGGTTTGTTAAAATTTAAATGAGGAAGGTTTGCTTTATACCAGTTTAGAACCTGTACATCGACCTGCCCCTTAGGAAAGACAACCCCATACCAGTGTCGCATTGAAGTCTGTTCTAGTTTTTTGTTATTGGGCTTTGTTATCCAGTAAACCTCTAGAGTGGGGGAATTTAAATTAAGGATTAATTCTTCAGTGATGTGTTCGTTAACTGGTTCTACCTCACCATTTGATAAGTGAATTGAAACGTGGACACCTGGCTCATTGTTGTAAACGGTGAACCTAGATCCATAACTTCCTGGGGCGGTAATATAATCCTCTTTTATTTCGATTTCAGTGGGGCTAGGCTTCACTTCCGCAAACGTGAAGTTTAGACCCTTTGCCAGTTCGGGAATCATTCCCAATACGGTTTCATGGATTGCCATTATTTATTCCTTTGTTTAGTCGTAGGTTTGGTCTTCTTCTTTTTTACCGATATGAGCTATGAAGATTTTCTTCTCTCCATCTATTCTGACATCTTTTATTTGGGTGTCGTCGATGTAAATGTCACTTTCATTTAAGAGGTAGTTCTTGAACGATTGTTTTAGGGTGTCTACTAATTTTTCTATGGGTATTTCTACTCTGATCATCATGGCCTCCAAGGATTGTGTTTTGATATTTATATATCTCATACAGACATTTGCAATCACTTTGTGCATTATGATGGGTCAATTTAAATCCTATCTTCTTGGCCCAAGTATCTAGTTTTTGGTTCTCTATCCCAAATATATCTAGATACTGATTTCCCCTTTTCATTGTGCTCCTAACCTTTTTAAATGTCTCATAAAACTCTGTTCTTCGGTCTAACTTCCAAAACCATGCAAAGAGCATTTGGTAATCAAAGTAATCAACGTTTGATCTCCAGGGAAATGCATGACAAACGAAAGTCCTGTCTTTACCTACAAAGTCTATTATCTCTTTTAGTACGATATTAGGATCATCAAAAGAATTGGCTTCATCTTTTGAAATACCGTGGACTGCTTCTGCTTCTTCACTCCAGCTCTTATCGCATATCGGCTTTGAGTTGAACGACTTAGCATCTTGTATCTTGAAGTTTTGATCAGTTAAGATTATCGCAGTAACTATTGGATCGTGAGTCCATGGTATAAGCCCAGTGGTTTCAATATCTATGAAGGCGTACATTATCTTATTAGCTCCCTGAATATTTTATAAACAATCCAAAAGAACCCCACAAATAAAACTAGGTCATTAAAGAAACTCATTCGTGTTGTTTTAAGTATTTCTTCCAGTCTTGTAGTTTATCCATAGAAGACTCGGCCATGATATCTTTTGACCCCGATATACCCAGATCATTCATAATGTCAGCTAATGAACCAGAGTCCTGACCACCATCAGTTAAATACATGACCTGTTTAACAATTGTTTCTTGTAGATTTTTAGTATTGTCTTGAGAGTCCGGGTCTGTTATTTCTTCTATTTTTGTGTCGTCCAGGCAAAACAAATTATTAAGGGCATATTTTTTTGCATACGTAGAGGCCATGCCAGAAATTTGTGCCTGATCCATTCCTTTTTTTAACTCAGCCTCCCTTGCATAGCCTGTGCTAAAAACAGAATTTTCTCCGTCGCTCAACTCAACTCTGGAAACTACATAAAACCTGCCATTAATATCAGCAACAGTGTCGCAAGCCCTAAGGGTCAGCACGTGCTTCAATAAGTAGGGTTTGACCGCATTCATTATGTCATCTACAACTCTGTACCGAAATTTACCGAATTGATTGTACTGAGTTTTTGGTGCTTTCAGGTTGACTTGAATATCAACCAGCTTCTCGTGCAGTGTTTTCATGTGGCCTCCTGTTAAATAAAAAGTTTTCCATTAATGTAATCATCGGCGCATCTATCATAGACAAGGCCGGCCATAATATTAATATAGTCTTCTGGGTATTCGGGGTTGTCTTCCCCATATTGGTCTTTGAGAAAAAGCTCAATACAGTGCAACAGCCCCTGGTCCCCATCTTCATAGGTATCAATCGCAAGATGGGTTACTAGTTTCGCTAATTCGTAATTAATGCCTTGATCGGCTAATTCGTCTACAGAATACATGTGGCCTCCAATAAATGTTTGTTTAGAACGGTAGATCATCCGTTGTGAACTTCGTATCTGTTTCTACCTTATATTCCTTGTCTAGTATATTCTCCGTAGCAACATCGCTGGCACTCTTATTATTACCCGCCGTGTCTTTCCAGGTAGGTTTTTTCCCTGGTTTCATCTCAAAACAGACGATCTGGAGCCCTTGCTTCTCATTCCATGTGTTAGCTTCAAGTTTCCCCTTAACCTCGCAAATCTGCCCCTTTTCGAGCGTCTGGGCCAATGTCTCGGAGTCTTTGCCGAAATAGGTTCCCCTAATGAATATTGCTGATTTAATTTCTTTGTTAGAATCTCCCACCATTAGTGAGAATCTGAAATAGTAATTACCTTTCTGGGATTTTTCTAGCTTAGGACTTGTCTGGTCTCTACCAAAGTAAACGCGCCCTGTTAGTCCTCTTTCATCTATCGATATCATATGGCCTCCTTAGTGAAGGTCCCTTGTATCACATTCTTTTCTAAATGTTAATAGGGTTCTTAGTTTAAGCTTTACTTGGGATCTGGGTACTACAGGGACTTTCCCCTACCTACCCTTCTGGGTTGTAATGGGGAGCCTTGGTGCCTCTAATCTCAATCTCAAGCTTCAGAAGGTTTAGGAGTTGTTTAGGTATTCCCTTCTCTAAGTATTCTTTGTCCCTGTATTTCGAATACAAAACCCTTAATTAAGTTGGTTCCATAAAACCTATATCACCTGACACATTGATCACTCCCCACCCACAAGACACCTTCTTCAGGTTCTTGCTTCTTTTTAGTGATTGATATCAGTAAACCTTTTCATCTACAGGTGTTTTAACCTGCTCCCCTTTAGGGTGTCCGTGCCTTTTTGATGGAGAAGGCTAACAACTCTTTAAGATGAATGTGAAAGATAACTCTTTTCTATGGAAAGTAAATTAGTTTAAAGAAAAAGGACCTCATGAGAGTTGTGGGACACTACATGTATCTTTCTAGAAGGGAATATACTCTTTATATGCCTTTAGCTAATAAAAGCCAAAGGCATAGAGGTTATTGATTTAAAAGGGAGTATCACTCTTATGCTTTTGTGCGTTGGGGTGAAAGTGAGCTCCATTTGGGCAAGGGCATTGATAGCATGTGTTATGGTTATCAGTAGTCTCCACGATGGCCCCGACTCCTCCACATTTATCGCATTTGATTGGTATAAAGCTATTTCGTTTAGGGCCATTAGCTGACATTATGATACGTGGCAATGTCACCGCATGGGCCTTATCTTCTGTCATCTTAACCCTTTCGATGGCATTCAATATTGTCTTGGGGTCAAATAGTTTTAGAAGTTCACTTGTCCAGTGCTGTAGGACGGTTTCCTTGAAATCCCGGTTGTAGCATTTACCTAGGTTTTCTAGTTCTTTGATAATGAGATGGTCTTCTTCATTGGGTTTAACACCCCAGTTGTCGAGATAACCTCTTGTAGATTTTTGCATTTGACCCCCAATTTAATAAACCTACTATTTTATGCTATATCTGTTAAGTGGAGGTCGATATGTTTAAAAAAAATGATAGTGGTGAAATGATCCGTTGTAAGAAACACAGAACTTGGTACGAATTCAGGGAGTTAGGTGACAGATGTGCCGATTGCTATAATGAATTGGATTGGGTTTCTTTCAAGGTAAAGTTTGACCGTTTCCTTTCGGATACGGAAAAGGAAAAGCGGGCTAAACTTAAGGAATGCGAAGGTCCATAACTCTATTTGGGAAAAAGATTAAGATCAAAAGATTGGATCTTAGGCCCCAAGGTTTATGTGGTTACTTCGACTACAACAAAAGAGAAATATATCTGTGTAAAACTTTAAAGGGTGATGTTTTGATGCATACACTTATCCACGAGCTTGGCCATGCAATGATTTTTGTTTTAGGGATTAACCAAACCAGTCTATCTCACGACTTAGAAGAGATTCTAGTCGAAAACTTCGCTACAATGATGATGGAGTTGTACACCATGAAACAAAAGACCCTCAGTTAAGAGGGCCTCTCGCTATGTTTCTACTTGGTTTGGAGGCCATGCAGAAATTACTTGATATCATCTTTGGGGATTTGGGACAATTGCTTTTCGTAATCATCTTTCAACTTTTTGGACTGGCTTTGTTTTTCTTCAGTCCTTATAAATTCCAGAAACAATGCTTTTAGTTCGTCCCTTCGCTGCTTTCCCTTGATAAAAAACCCGAATAGTTTGAAAACAATTTCTATTATTGTTGCCCACATTGGTTGATAATATCATGGTTTTTAAAATGGAGGTCATATGAAAAACTATATTGAAGAGAAAAAAGCCTGCGAACTACTAGATGTTGATTCCGCTAAGTTTAGATTCTTGATAATTGAGAACGAAATCAAGGGAATTCAAATAAATGGGGAGTTTTGGATGCATAGGTCTGAGCTTGGGGATTATGCTGGTAGGCGTAAAGAAGAAATGATTTCAATTATCTCTCAATAGAACTTCTTCATAGCCTATTGCGACAAGCAGATGGGTTTTGTCTTTAGTGTAAAAGACACACTGTGTTATCCTGTTAGGGGTTACATACCTAAATGTTTTATTATTCTGGGTTGTTAGTTTGAAACCCTGGCACCCTGTGCTCTTAACCTCCGTATTGAAAGAAATTAGCTGTTCTAGGCCTTCTTTGCTCTGGCACACAGTTTTGTCTATGGATTTATAGAAACTCCCATTACACATCCCCTGTGCCTCTAATTTGAGATGTTTTAATGGGTCTCTAAAAAATACCATCGCCCAGGAGTGGCGGCCTTTACTATTCATATGCGCAATAGTTAAAGGGCAGTTAATATCCTCCCCTACTTCTAGCCCATAAGCTGGTTTGAATTTTAGTTTCCACTTTCTACCTTGATCTTCAGTGAGCCTTTCTCTGTGGCAGTTTTTTACAATAACTACGTCACCTTTATTGGGTGATTTAGTAACAATTTCGTATTGGGCTTGATGGTCTAGGACTTGGATTCCGTAGGCTTTTCGTCCGTTGATTTCGGTGAAGAGGTTTCTTTTATAGAAGGTTTCGGAATTGAGGTTCTTCCTTGGGACGGAGGAGCAGGAGAGGATGAATGTGAATAATATTGCTTTAACCATTTCAATATAAATTGTAGCCCAGAAACTATCTGAGCTACAAGGCTAAGTATTTTTAGCCAGTTCATTAGCCTTCTTTCTTGTCGATTTTATCAACAGCGGCCATAACTAAGGGTTTTGCTACGGGTAAAACAGCAAGTAAGATGTCATCGTACTTGTTTTCACTTTCCTTTACATACTCTTCTGCCAATTCAAAAACGGCCTCAACCACTTTTAAGGCGACGTCTTCAGCAATGTCTAGTCCCTTTTCTTTCAACTTTTCTTTTAAATCCATGGTTATCTCCTAACTTGAAAATGAAAATGGGCACCATGCCCGCTGTCATGGTATTTCACTAATCGCTTTTTGTGATCGGTATTAGAAATTGCTGCAATGTTTTTATATTTGCAATTAAAATGCACAAGTAATTCTCCAATATCCTCTTCACCCCAGCCTTTTATTGACGCATCAAATGCACGCCCGTCACGATGGGTGGAACTAATTCTCCCCTCAACCTCTTCTTTCAAGGAAGTTATTAGACAAGGCATGTCGTTTTCTTTACACCAGTCAAAAAATTCTATTAAGACCATAAGAATCATGGGCTTCATTCTATGGAGGTCGGTTATGTCTAATTCTGATTTAAATTCTATTTTCATAATTTTAATGCTTTTAAAAGAGCTACCGCTATTATTGGGACCATACCAGCAACAGCGCCCCATACCCCCGCTTTTATTTTTAGTGAATTTATTTCTATCCTTGCGTCAAACATATTTGTGTTCATTTCTTTTAGCTCCGATCTTATGGAGTCAAGGTCTGACCTAAGCAACTTAAGTTCGTGGACTATTAAATCAATATTGTGTTCTCTATCCGACATTTTTAATAATCCAATCCGTTAAGTTTTCTTTTAATACGAATTGATACCTAAGTTTTCTTAGGGGTTCGCAAGAAGAGGTCACGACAACATTTTTATGATCAAATTTATTTAAAGTTTCTTCTACACTCAGAAGGGTTGTCCCCACGTAATCGATTATAACAAGTTCAATAGATTCTTTTTTATCTTGCGCCATATCTTTGGCACCGCTAGCAGTTGGCAACCATGATACGTTGAAGCACTTAGGTAAAGATCTTTGGAGGATCTTTTTATCTATATAATTGTCTTCAATATAAAGGGTGTTGGGCATAGCTAATTATAACCTATGCCCGTCAAGACTTATTCGATTGGAATGTTACTTGTATTCGGTAATATAAACGGTTGCGGAAGCGCCAGCATCAATCACTCGGATATATCTTGCGGTATCTTTGACAAAATATAACGTCTCAGGCTTCAGAAAAGCACCACCGTTAAGCAGTTTACCAGCAGCAACGGTAGCGGCTCCGATGCTTTGGTCACCCATAATTATAAAAACATCAGCGCTTGTGGCTATTGAGAACACTTTGCTTTCTATAAACTTGTTAGTTTTAGCGGCCAATGGGTCTGCACTTGTAGACGTTGATGTTGTGAATTGAGTGTTAACCGCCCCCGCTAGCGTGAAAAGGTTTTGGGCGGACTCACCTGTCTTGAGGTTAACTGTACTAATACTATATTCTAAACTCATAAATACTCCTAAAAAAGTTCTGTGATACTGACTATAGCGACAACGCCGTTGTCTATTATTCTGCTGTGCTTACTGTTTTTATTTCGCTCATGCGCTAGCCTTTTTTGTTACCTTTTTCTTGGTTGTTTTTTTGACTTGTTCTTCACCTAAAGACTTGAAGAGATCTTCACTATCAATGGTCTCGGCTTTACCTCCAAAGAACTTTACTCTGAAAGTAGGGTCACCAACTTTATCTAAGTAACAAACCACCCTTTCCGACCTTCCCTGGCCGTCAACGTATTCCGTCACGACAAAAGGGGATTCTGGACTGAACCAGACCTTATCAGTGTCTCTTGGTTTTGCTGGGATGTCTGAGTTAGCACCCCTTCTGTTACGGCCATCGTTTTCTAGGTAGACTCGGTAAAATTTCATTTTCCTTCCTTGTTTCTATCTTGTACGGACTTTACTTGCCCTATTTTAAGGATCTTTTCGAATTTACCGCGCTTCCTGCCTGGTAGTTTGCTTAGTGCTTCCTGTAATTCACTTACTTTTCCTTCCTGGGCAAGTTTCACTATTCTTCTCTCATCAGCGGATCTTGCGACTCTTTTCATTCTTGCTACTATTGACTCATTGACTATGGCGTTTGAAATATTGGCCTTAATATCTTTAAAGACATTAGAAGAACCAGTTTTAGAAGTGCTTAGAAATTTTGCCCCTACACTGTTTGTGAGCTCCATCATCTCTGAGAATGGACCTAGCTCTCCCACATCGAACATTCTTTCTAATAATTGTTTGTCGTTAAGAAGATTTTTCCTAGTGGTAGCCACATTTATCAGTCCGTCCGAATTAGTTGAAATTCTGCTTCTTAGAAACTCACCTTTTATTTTTTGAAAAACCTCAGGTGATACAAGCTCTTTTATTTTATTAAGTTTTTTATTAGATAAGTTTTTTATGAAAGCCACAAAAACCTTTTCCGGTTCGTCACCATCTAGGAGCTTAGTAACTCCTTCTGAATTATTATAGAAGTTGGATATTGTTTTATTGTTTTCTAAAATAGTGTCGCCTATTTCTTTACCTAGGTTCCTTGCGGTGTTTTCATCTATTACTTTTGCGTATTTAAAGTAAAGATCTTTGAAAGCATCTTTGTTAACAGGCAAATCAAGCCCCTTGCCAAAAGCGACTTCCCCGATGCTTTGGAGTATTTCAATCGATCTGTTAGGGTCGTTACCTGCTTCTTCTATTTTCTTAACAGCATTTAAAACGTCTCGATTTCTCTTTGTTATCGCCGGGCTAACAGAATTTTTTATACCAGAAATAGCTTTTGTTCTTATGCTTCCGATGGCCTTGCCCAAGTCTTTCATCGAAACTCTGTCTAATTTAAGTCCCGGGGCCTGACTGACTGCTGATTTTCTAGTCAAATCTATTTGGTCAAATAAGTTTGTTCTAAAATCTCTGAACCCATTTATTATATTTTCCCCAGCTTCGATACCACCGGCCGGGTCTGAACCTGTTATTTTAGTTATTTGGTCTAGTGTTTTGTTATGAATTTCTGATACTGAGTCGTTGAATTTTAAAACTTCGGATTGCCCCAAAAGACCCTCTCTGTTTTGCCTAGACGCTGTATCAATGAAGGAATCTTTCCCAAACTCAACCGACTCCGGAAGCTTGGAAACATCTATCCCATTATCTTTGGCAATATTTTTTAGTCTTTTAAAATCTGGTGACACTCTGGGCTTGATGATACTGGAAATTGACTCGATAGTTTTTTTAATAACTCCTGAATCTCTAGCAACTTCTTCCGCTGCTTTGCTTCCCTTGAGGAATTTTTTAACAGTTTTAAAGCCTTTAATAGGCGACTTCAAAACGGCAATGGGGGCGATTACGTTTAATGGGTCAGCAACTGAATCGATTAACCCGCCAACTCCTTCAGCTAGGCTTCCGGTCTCTACTAGTTGAGCAAGATTTTCTCTTTGTGCTTGTGGTGCTGTCAAAGCCTCTCTTGGAGAAACCCCAACCTGTGTTGCTCTTGGTATTTGTTGGGGCTCATTACTTATACCCAGGTCTTGAGTCGCTATTTGTTGACCAGTTGGTGCAAGAGCGGGGTCTTCTGCAAACTGAGAAGAAAAGGCAGTTAGCGGGTTCTCTCCTCTTATCCCAGCTCTCAAAGCTGATCTCATGGGGGCTCCTGTCACGCTGTCAATTGCACCGCCAACCTCTGTTAAAGCATCAACTAGGGGCACATCGTTAATTGAAAATTCTTTCCCAGTTGTTCTTCCGGGAATGGCTATTGACGCTCTTTTTTTAGAGTCCCTTCCTATTTGCTTTATTCCTTCATTGAAGTCGTCTTCCTCTTCTTCTGCAGCGAGACCTTGTATTTCACTATTTTCAGTCTCAAGCTGTTCTAGCTCGGCTTCCTCTTCTGGGGAAAGCCCCGACGCCTGGCCCTGCGGTTCGTTTATTGCACTGGCAATCTGTTGGTTTTCAGCCTCTAATGCTTGAAGCTCGGCCTGCTCTTCCGCTGATAGGGGCATTATTGACCCGCCTTTTTTCTTAGCTCTTCAATTCTTTTTTGATTTTGTTGAATTCTCCTGGTCGCGGCTTGCTTGTTGAAGCCCAACCCTTTTGGGAAAATTTTATCAATAGGAAGGTTTCTTTCAAGTGCAGATTCAAACTGGGGGCTTAAAGAGTTTTTTATATTTGTTAGCTGACCATCTTTCACTTCTTTTGCAACAGAGACAAAATCAGCTCTTTGCGAAGCCGTTAATTTATCACCTTTTGCAAAACCTATAATAGAAGCCCTAACTCTTTCTGGAAAAGATCCGGCGGCTTGGACTACATCAAATTCACCCTCCCTAACAGTTGCGCCAGGATCGACAATTCTTTGAAAACTGTTTATCAATGCAACGTCACCGGCGGCGGTGGCCTTCGCAGCGGATTTTAAAACTTTGGAATAAGATGTGATAACAATGTCTGCCTTCCTTATACTGGGGTTAGACCCAACCTCTTTTCTTAAGCTGTCTATGGCTTTTCTTTCTTCTTTTATTTCTTCTAGCTCAGTCTCTTCGTTAACCTTTGCTGAAAGCCTTTCTGTTAATCTTTTTCTTTCTGGCACAGGTGCTTCCGGTCGTGGTGCTTGACCTTGATCAATAACTGGCTGTTCGTTAACAAAACCCTGTGCTGGCGTTTTTTTGCCAAGAGAAGATAAGCCCCCTGCTGTTTCAGTATTAGGTTCAAGCGATGTCCCAGAGGGAGAGCCAAAACCTAAAAAGTTATCAACATCTGAATCAGTTGCATCTATTCCCTTTTCCGCCAGCTTAAGCTTAACGTCAGTTCTTTGCTTGTTTTTTTCAGATTCCAATTTAGAACTTTCTAATGCTTTCTTTCTGTCTTCCTTTTCCAGCTTATTAAACTGAGACAATCCGGCACCAAGAGCAGCGGTTAAGCCTTCCGCTATCCCCGGCCTGTCTTGGGCTGATAATGCTTGTCTTCTCTTTTCTTGCTCTGAAATATCTACAAAAGCCATTATCCCACCGCCTGTCCAGTCGCATTACCGACTGCAAGACCTACTTGAGCGCCTTGTGGAGATCCGCCAGTAGCGGCAGCACCTATCCCGGCACCTATAATACCGGCAAACTTACTAAACCCAGAAGGCTTTTTAATCACTTGATCGTTGAATCTAATCGGTACATTTTGAGAACTAACTGCTGTAGTCGCTCCACCTAATAATGCTTGCGCTCTTTGTTGCCTTAACTGAGCAACCCTTTCAGGAATGCCAGCTCTTAAAGATGCTATTTGTTGAGTCGTGTTTTGTTGGGCGCCTCTAAGCTGGCCTAGACCTAAAGAAGTGTTTCCAAGACCACGCCTTGCTAATAACCCTTCTTGCTGTCTTCTTAAGTCCTCAACCCCACTAGTTAATTGGGTCGCTTGTCTTTCGACTCCAGCCCTAACCAGATCGGTGGGATCTTCTGCTTGCTGGGATTGCAGCGCGCCTAATCCCTGCCTTTGAGCACGAGAAGCAAAGAGCAAATTATCCTTAAGTTCCTGGGCTATTGGATCGGCAGCAAGTGTTTGGCTACCACCTTTAAAGAAACTTGATCCTGCAAGCTTTTTACCTCCAGCACCTACTGTCCCTGCTAATACCGTTCCCATTATATCTCCTTAATAAAAGTAATTACATTTGCTTCAGCAGCGTGAAACTTGAAACCAAACCCCAATATATTAGTGGCGCTTCTTTCGGCACCATTCGAATACAAGTCCACATTGGAACTCATAGTTTTGCATCCTTCTTTAAGGGCAATCTCAGTGAGTTGGTTCGCAAGTTTATATCCTAGTTTCTTTCCCCTAAAGTCGGGGTGGATGAAGTAGTCAGATACAAAACAATTCTCTCCATCTATACGATAACGTATGAAGCCCCAATCTTCAGCAATCTCACTCATTCCAAGCCTTTCTGAATGGTATAGCTGGTAAAGGTTCAATTAATCCCCTTCAATATTGTGCAAAAGTTGAGCAGGTCCCCGACATATCTAGTGCAATCAAGCTTTTTTAGAAGCCTCTTGGCCTCTTCCTTCTTATCTCTTTTGATTTTCTTATCTCTAATAGATTTATTGATACGATCTTCAAATTTCTTTTTCTTCTCGGTATTTATAAAAGCTGACCCATCTTTGATATCGTAGTATTCAGGGTTGTGGTCGCCTGGAACCGCTATACAGTTCTTATGTTTAGTTAGGCAGTGGTGCTTTCTAAGAAACAACTCCCTCCCAATAGACGAGACCTCATTTATTCCAATAAACGCTGAATTAGCATTGGTAATCATCAATAAAATGACTAGGGATTTGGTCATTGTCTAACGCCTGCACAGCTAATATTAAGACCAGCAGCACTGGAAGACCCCGCCTGGTTTGACCTAAAAGTTGCTCCCGATACCGTGAGGGAAGTTATCTGGCAGTGTTCATCGTTTACGTTTTCTTCGACGGTACACTGGCATGTAGGTTCTTTGCCTCCAAATATTCCTGTTTCAAATGTTAATACAGCAGTTACCGTCCCAGAGATTGAAGCAACCCATTGGCCACACGCGGCCTCAGCGTCAAGCTCAAAGCTAACTGTTGCACCAGTTACAGACACCCGACAATCGAATCTACTTCTACTACTATCAAACCCTATCTGGTCCCATTGTCTAACGTCGTCCTTAAGATCACTTGAGCTGTCGTTATAGACCTTAGCGAGTGCCCTATTATCAGAGTTGTCGTAACCGTCAGCATTAGGCTCTGTAGTCGAAATCAACAAATCAAGAGTTGCAGAAGCTGATCCGTCTTTCGCGTAAACATAATATAGTGTATCCGAAGACTCACTTGAGCAATCGGTACAACCCCAGGTAACAGTCGTCTTTGTCGCTGTTTCTATTAGGTTACCGTTAACACCCAGTCTACAAATATCAACAGAAATAGTGTTAGTGTCATCAAAAGCAACCTTGCACCCATCTCTCAACCCATTATTTAAAGCTCCAAAAGAAGCTGATAGCTTAGCAGGAGTAACCGCACCGTCTGCCAACTTCGCTTCATCAATCGAGCCGTCAACAATACAGTCACCAGGCAAATTATTGGCCCTAGTGTAGACCGTATTCAAATCGGTATTGTACTTAGCTGAAGTCAATACAGAGTTGGCACCGTTATTAGTTCTAGAAATTGTCGTGTCACAGACTGCAAAAACAAGTGAAGGTAAAAACAATAAGATCCATTTCATAAGTATTCCCTAATTAAGATTTCTATTTCCGTTTTTATTGTAGTGAACTTGTGCATTTACCAAGTTCATATTTCCATCGATTGTCGATTGATAAAATCCAATTAATATGTTTTCACCAGTTAGGTTAATGTCATTCCTTGCCGTAACAATTGAGCGGTCATCACTAAAAACCCCTTCATCAAGCCTGGAAACATCCAGTATAAACCCAGTGGTAGGAGTGGGGAAAGAATAGCTATAAGTGTTAACAACAGTCTGGTCATAATTAAGAAATGTTTTGACCTCTATATCTCCACCCGCAATCGCTCTTACAATAACTTCCCTGAAAGAATAGGTAGCATCAAAATCTTGAGTACCACCAAACCAAGGCATTAAAGTAAATGCTTCTACGGCGACCGGATTGTTATCGGCATCGATATCGTTTCGATCTTCCGCAATTGAATGCTTGTGGATAAACCCGTTAGCATCTGAGAAAAGGACAACTTCATCACCAGATGTCATATCTTCAGCTACCGTGGCAAATGTTCCCGGTATTGCAAATTCATAGGGCTTGAATGTTCCGTTATTAAACTCCCAACAATAGACCTTAGAAAGAGCGTTGTTAGCCCCCTCAGAAACCCAGGTCATATACATATCTAATTGAGAGTAATAAACACCAAAGAAGTTACTGAAGTTAGCTTTGTTCAATTCAAAAACAAAACCCTCAGCACTGAAGATATCATCGATGTCACCTTCACCAATTGTGGCTGGCCGATCGGTTGATCCAACCAATCTCCCGTTAAACACCGCTCTCCACCCTGACTTACTTAAGAAGTAAACAGATCCGTCTCTTATAGAGACCGTATCCTGGCTAACACATCCAACACGATCGTTGATCATTACGAATTTAGCCTGACCACCGACTTCTGAATAAATATGAGTTGAACTTTCCTTGAACACTACAAGGTAGGGGTCTAATACCCCGTCATTGAAAAATCCAGTGGCAAGACCAGTAATAGGCCCATCACCCTCAGCTACTAATAATAGCCTGGTTTCTGTATCATCAAACGCATCTGGTAGATCGGTCTCACTGAAGTAAACGTCACTGGGGTTATTTGAATTCCCAGCATAAACCAATCTTCTATTAAATGTAGTCAAATACTTAGCGCCACCCGCAGTAGGAGGGGCATTAACAGTAGGAGGTGTTTGAGTAGAGGTTGATTCTGCCGTAATAGTAGTCGTGGCATCCCCTATGGCTATTTCTTCAATAAATAAGAAGTTCCCAGCATTGGTGACATCCTTGAGATATACACGCTTTTTATCAATAAAACCGTTGTCGGCCACAACCGGCATAGAGGAAACATCAATTTGATTTGTCCCAGAAACGGTAACAGTAGAAGAGGTTCTAACGTTTGATTCAAACCCTGTAACTGTAGAATAAAAAGTGATCCCAACTGCCCAATCACCTGTTGCAATCGTAGCCCCTGACCCAGAGACACCAGCGGTAAAGGCACCAGGTATCGCCTGACCTAGCTGAGAGAAGGTTGTCCCATCCCATTGGAATAGTCCATCACTCTCTATCGCCATAATATGTCGATTATTAAAAGTGACTGCTCTATGTTTATTGGCTTGAGTTAATCCGTTCTTAACAGTCGCATGTGTGCTGGTTGTGCTGACGGACTTAAGGTCTGACCCAACCTTGGCCAATACATTGGTAGAACCATCATTCTCACCAAAATAGCTAATTGATTGGATTGACCCACCTAAAGAGATGGCGTTGTATCTAGAGAAACCATGTCGGGTCTCGAGTTTCCCCTGATTAAAGAACATATTACGAACGTCTTTAAACTTATCATCTTCTTCATCTGCTCGATAAGATAAGGGAAGGTTAAATCTTTTAACTGTTTGAACTGCTCTTCTATTTAAAGGCATTTAGACCCCCGAATTAGCAAAGCCGTCGGCATCACCCACAACATCTCTGACGTTTGTGTAATTACGATAAACCCCAGCAAGGTCTCTAATGGCCCTTGATAAAAGCTCTTCATAATTAAGCCGCTTACTTTCTTGCCCTGACCGATCTCTATACTCATAACCCATAGCTATAACTCCGGCCTTTAGGTTTTGCTTGAGTTCTACTGGCAAAATAGGCTGGCTATCAACATCAGCAAATAGGCTTGGAGGTCTTAGTTGGAAATAGTAACTAAGAGTCACAGTGGCGCTTGGCTTAGGATAAAAGACCATTTCTGAACTAGATATTGGGGACCACAGAGAAGGTGTCCCGGTAGAAAACGCCCCTTGGAACTCTAATCTCAATTGGTCCAATGACATAAACTGAAGTTGAGAACTTGATTCGATGTAAGGATTACCAACGTATTTTCTTACACCGCTATAATCAGGTGGCTCTATTGTACTGGTCACATCTGCTGTGATCGAAACAGTAGTATCCGTATTGTTACTGATGGTAGAGGAGAAAAGGATATCCCCTCCGTCTTTCTGCAAGTAAACCTTTCTACTGGTTACTAACGGTTCAGCGGAAACTGGAATTGAACTAACATCTATAGTTAAGGTCGCCCCTGTAGGGGTAGCACTAGCACTCTCCGTGCCGGCTACCGTCTCAAGCCCATTAGACTCAACGAAAGTTATATAAACCTTGTAAACCGAATTATCAATCAGAGATCCCCCTGATGCTAACGCGACTGACGACGCTCCGGGTGCAGCTGTTATAACACTTTGTTGCTCTGACCCGGCGGCAAGTACCTTCTGCGCCTTTCTTTGCAAGAAATTCCAATCGTGTCTATTTGCTATGTCAGATTGAATATCATTCAACCAACCTAGTACTCGACCCTTAAAAGTGGCAGTGTTATCCCCTAAAAGAGCTGATAGCTCATTCTGAAGATCTAACCCATTCCAGCTACGAGACATTAAACACCAGCGACGTAGAGAGTACCCGTATCACTTGCAGTAACACTAGAAACCGTAACAGAACCAACCGTTCTAACAGCTAAACCAGCGGCTTCAGTCACTTCATTGTTGAATGAAAGGTGATATATCTGGCTTAAACCAGTCTCAACCGTTCCAGTTGTTACTGAATCGAAGTCCATTTCATAGACTTTGTACTTGATGGCACCTAGTTGACCCTGACTTGAAATACTACTTGAAAACGCCATTATAATCCTCCCTGGACATTGAATAAGCTAAGATTCCTATTAAAGCTGTGGTCGCAACGTGAAAAGTTAAGTTTCCAAAACTGTTAACTACAACCCCAAAAAACATTGCGTTTAGGATAACGCTTTTTGCTCTTAAAACATTTGATACCAACTTTAGTACGAAGGCAATACCAATAAGGCCAAAGGCAACATACACTTCTAGAAATTCATTATGGGCATGGTGGAACCAAGCCTCATGTTTATGATACCTACTGAAAACTTCGGAGAAGTAACCGAGACCCTTCCCAAAGATAATGTCCCAACCGTTAAGCCAGGTAACCGTCTCCATCCAAATAACATCCCTATTAGTTGAACTGAGTAAATGGTCAGGCGGAAGTTCACTTAGAGAGGAAGCTGCTATCAAGGTGAACATTCCAATTAAAAATGACCCATAAGTATTAAATCTACCTATCCTGGGGATCATTAAGTACGCCCATAACACCGCCCCACACGTCAATATGGACATCGCCGACTGAGTGATAGCTACACCTATCAAAAACAATAGACAGACATGCCACTTCCTAAAATAAATGGCAGCAGGCAAACAAAGTGCCAGATGAGCGCCACTAAGAGTCTGCTGACCCAAGCTCCCAGCAATAGGCCATGCGCCTGACCCACTTCTCTTAAAGTCCCCAAATAGATTGAGGATGAAGTTATAGGGTTCAATGTTGATATAGTTTAAAAATATCCATAAAGACTGAACGATCCCACCGACCATTAACCCTTTGAAGATAATCTTATGGTCAATCCCCTTTAGCTGCTGAACCAGAAGAAAACCCAATATGAGGCAGAACCACTGAAACAACATTGTCCCAGATGCATAGTTGAACTGGTTCAAACCAGCAAAGATAAGAAAGTACAGACATGGCACTAAATGCTTCCTATCCACAGCGGGCTTTCTGAAGAGAACCAATGAGATTGAAGCGAACATAATGAAGGCTACGTTCTGAGCTATTCGAACATCAAAGATTTTTTGGATTCGGAAAAAGAAGGGAAGGGTCATTAAGACCCCTCCCAATAGTAGCTAAGCATTAAAGCAAGCGTACAAATATTTCTAAAGATTCAGTAGCAGAACTAGCATCAAGTGCAGTTCCAACGGCATGGTCTGAAGCGGCAGGAGAAGTTATTCCTGTTACTTTTCCACCAAGAGCGTCGGCACTCAAATAAACAACACTACCAGCAACGGCGTTATCACCGAAACCAGAGTGTAGTCCACTGACCTTGCCGTAAACACGACAACGACCAAAACTACCAGCGGCTTGAGCTTTCACAGCAAAACAAGCAGCGGGATCACCAAGAGCAGCTGACTCAGAGTCTGAGCTGTCTACAGTGGCACCGTCGTCAGCAGTTAGATCCCAGACTTGCAGGGAACCAGCTAGCGCAACAGCGGTAAACTTAACACGAATATCAATCGTGTCTTTTTTAGTGACTGTGCCATTTACATCAAAGGCATTAGAACCAGCACCAGTGATGATCGCCATTGCTACCAAAGGTAGAACAGCGATTAAAACAATTAACTTTCTCATGCAATTACTCCTTATGCAGAAACTTCGATATCAGCAAGTTCGCCTTGAAATCGTCTGTTGTTAGAAATTAAGTTACCCATCCAGAAGATTCTCATCAACATACTGTTAGATGTCTCAAGTTTCTCGATAGTGTCCTTACGCATGTTCTCATCTTTGTGAACGGCCAAGTACAAGTACTCTTCGTTTAAGAAGTACACGCTGTTAGCTTTACAGTGCGAGTCGACCAACATTGGCGTCGAGTTAAAGGTCAAAACATTTGAAAATCCTAATCCAGCCATTTCTTCAGACATAAGTCTTTGATGTGGTTGGAACAAGCTCCAAGCTTGGTCATAAACGTCTTGTTTTGAAACAATTACTGTTGGCTTGTCATCATCTTCAGAAGTGGCACCAAAAGTATTTTGCATCAAGTTCAAAGTCAAAGCACGGTCTGTTCCACCGTTGGCTTTTACAATTGATGCCCAATCAGAAAAGTCAGCAACAGCAATTCCACCATAAGTAGAAGAAGTACTAACAACAGCCTCAAGGCCATCAACAGCATCAGAACCACCGGCTCCGAAAAGACCAGTAGCTAGAGTGTCTTTCATTTGCTTTTCAGCAATCTGAACTTTTGATTGAACTAAGTTCAACTTAGCAGCGTCGCCACTGTTTTGAAGAAGCTCTTTACGAGAAACACGGATTGGCTCATAAAGTTGTCTCCAAGCATGCTTAGAGGCAGTGATGTTATCAGTACGAGAGATGTCGAGAGTAGCAAGGTCATTGAAAAACCCACCAGCAGAAGGCTGAGAGCTGATAACCGGTGCAAGTATCTCGTGTCCACCTTCGATTAATTTAAGCTTCTCTGGACGTGCAAGACGTGCAGTAAAAGCCTTACTGTTGTAAACGCCGTCAACTAGACGGGGAATGAAATGCCGCTCAGTAATAGCGGTGATTTGTGCAAATTCTAAAGCCATATAAAACTCCTTATTGTTTTAGCTTAAGTGTCCTTTAACAACTTCATTGAGAATATCCCCATATCCTCTGAGTTTGTTGCCCACTCGTGTACCCGTGGCCTTTGCCTTAACGTCTTTAACAGCACGAGAAGTCCCAGCAGTTGGTACCTTTTTAGTGGAGTTAACTTTGTTGGCAGTCTTTTGGACTTGGGACTTAGATTTCATCAGCTTAATAATGTCTTTCCCGTAGAGAGATACAATCGCATCATCTACAGTCTCGGCACCGTTTATATAAGCTTCCATAATCTTGTCGTCGTCCATCTTAATGCCAAACTTTTCAAAGTCTTCATTCCACTTGGTTTTTGATTCCTCTAATCCCTTTTGAAACTCAGAGCGTATTTGCTCATTCTGTCTTTCTGCCATCATGCCTTCGTACTTGCCCATTTGTTCTTGCATTGCTTGCAACTGCGAGTTGACTACTGGGTTTTGGAACTGACGGCTAGTTTCTTCAAAAGTAGAATTGATGTCTTCATAGAGATCGGGATTCGTTTTCTCCAATGAATTAAGATAAAAGTCCCACTGGTCTTTCATTCCCAATACATCGGATAGTTCTTTCTGCTTCTCTTGGAGTGTCTGCATTTCTTTTTCTACAGAATTTTTTTCCTGCTCTACCTTAGACTCCCAGTCCTTTCTTTGTTCAGATAAGGTCATAGTCTTGGTGGTGTAATCGAAACCTTTTTGCGCATAGGATTTCAATTCATCCATAGATAAAGTTCTCTTAACTCCATCGTGGACAATATCAAAAGTTTCTGAAGAGGCCTCTGGCTTGTCTTCTACTCCTTCTTGATCGTGGGTGTCCTCACCTTCTACTTCTTCAGATACTTCTTGCTCCATTTCTGGCTGGCTTTCTGAACTAGTGTCGGGTTCAATACCGAGAGATTTTAACAGGTCAGGAGAAATGCCACCGAGCTCTGATGTTCCAGTTGTCTCAGTTGATTCAGCAGATACTTCTGCGCCTGTAGTCTCTACAGATTCGTTACTTTGTGCCATTTATTTATTTCCCTGTTCGCCTTGTCCTTAAGTGGGTGGCGGTTATAAAAGTCCGTCTTCAGCACTAAGTGTAGCCAACTCTTCTTCTGTCGGGGGTGCGCTGGGATCCTGTGGGATCAATGCTCCTCCTAACTCTGCTTTAAGTTGTTCGTTCTCAGCAGCGAGCGCTTCAAGTGTAGCTTGTGTTTCATCATTCTCTTGTAGTTTGGTTAGGATGCTCGACTTATAGGGAAGATCAGTTAATTCAACAAAGGTCTTGGCATCTATCACGCCTGTTTGAACCAGCTGGCTCATAGTGGAGAACACCTCTTCTTTGTTAAGACCCGCATTAGAGCTGGGCAACGGTCTGACTTCATAGTTAAGCTTTTGGATTTCATCGGGATCAAATTCTATAAACTGGATCCGTCCTGATGCATCGTAAACTCTAAGCTTCTTCTCAACTGACCACCTTTTGACAATACGGCTAGCGGTTAACTCAGTGAGTCTTGGGAGTGAATACTCCATTAGATATTTTTGCTTAAGCTGGATTCTGCTTCTGGTAGCGCCTATTAAACTATTAACAGCACTGGCAGCGGTAATCCCATTAGGCCTTCTACCTTGGGACGCTTCATTAATCCCACTGATTGCTTCAATCGCTTCTCTGTCACCTAGCTTTCTATTGTTAAGTTGGGGAGAAGTGGTCCCAGGTTCAAGTCTTCTTGCCTCGGTTCCTTGTTTCTTTTTGACAACCAAACCAGGCGCGTTTGTCAACGTGTCTACGTCAACTCCGGATTCTTCATCGACTATCCAGCCGGAGTTACCGGTCAAGCGGAGAGACTGTAACTCTGACCAATCCATCTCATTGTAGGATTTCTGAGGAGAGATAAGGTTCTTAACTTCCCCTTGTGCATAGATAGAGTCTTCAGTCTTATATGCATAGATAGGGACGAGAGGAATCATCCCGTCATCTTCTGGTGCTCGACCGTCATAGAGGATTAAACCTCCGTTCTTAATAACTAGTCTTAAATTGTTTGGATACTTTGGCTTCTTACTATCAGGGTTTTCACCTAATAAGATCTCGTGCTGTCTAATATGATCATCGATGATCTGAAAGAATACAGAGAGCTGAGGGTCTTCAGTTATCAAGATCATGTCTTGTTCAGTGACTTCACTTATATCTATCTGAAGCGCCTGAGAAACCATTTCAACTTTTAAAAGCTTATGAGCTTGGATGTGAGCTTCATGGTCTTCATATTTAGAAACATCAGGATTAATTCCCTGGGATAACTCTTCACCTTCTTTATTGATTTCTTCAGCAGTCTCTTCTTCTGGAATGGAAGCTAACTCATAGTCTCTAAACCAATATTCCTCAACCATAGTAATGTTATCGCCCTCATATCTTCCACGAGTACTCTCGGTAGAGATCTGAGGAGACCACTTATCAGATAAGGATCCATCCGGGGTGATGCTAGATTGACCGTCTTTCTGGTCTTTTACTTTAACTATCTCATCTGCTTTCTTAGGAAATCTTCTTTTGAGTTCATTGATATCTGTAGGGATTTGGATAAGAGCATATTGAGCTTCATGCATTTCACTCGCCGATGGATCGACAAATACGTGTCTCCAGCCCAAGTTCTTTATTACAACATTCCCATCACCGTTTTCAGCATCAGGGTCGTAATCTACATACAGCCAAGAAGTACCGACTATTAAGGAAGACCTAACCGCCTGGCTAAGTTTAAGCATCATCCTTTGCTTCTCATAGACAAACTGGACGGCAGACTCTAATACCTTGGCAGTATCAGTATTTTCTTCATCTAATGGGACAATATCAACCAATTGAGATTGGACATCTGTTATGACTGGGACTTCGCCTTCTACAATAGTAAATACCCAGTTCTTTACTGGGCGTTTCTTAGCAAATTTCCACTGATCCCCATAATAGAAGGACTCAGCTTCTGTCCATCCTGACTCAAACTGGTCTCTATACTTAGTGAGGTCATCTTTAAATAGCCCTAGTTTTTTGAGTAACTTCTTATCTTCATCGGTTTTATCCAAGAATCACCTCATTGACGAATATCTATATCCATTAGATCCTACATTAGTACTATTAAGAGTGTACTGATACGGGAGTTTAGATGGCAAGGTCGAGTTACTTTGTATTCAAGTTTGATAACGGACAGCTAGAAGTTATGGAGCCTGGTGCTGCTTATGAATATGCAAAAAAACATAAGCTTGAGATTGTGAAAGACGGTTATGAAAACGCTAAGAATACAGTGAGAATGACTAAGGATGGGTTCACTCCCGGATATAATCCTGGGCTGGGAGAACACGTTGGGGGAAGAAGAGAACACGCCCGAAAGCTGAAAGAGAAAGGCTTAGTTGAGATGGGTAAAGATCATAGACCCCAAGTCTCTGAGAAGAAAACTGAGTATTTTACTAAGGATGTTAAAAAAGAACTTAGCACCGCTGGAGTAAGCGACCGAACAATAGATACTTTGAGTTAGTTCTTAAATTGATCCTCTACAAGCCCCATCATCTTCTTAGTCTCATCAGCTTCTGGATTGTAGGCCTTCAGCTTTTTTGAGAACATGGGGCTAATAAACCCGCCCTTACTTAGGTTGGGTTCTTCTTTCCCGGACAGAAGGGTAATCTTAACTCTTGCGCTTAGTAAGAGTATTACCGAAGCTCCTAATAGCATTCCTTGATAAAAATCACTCATAGCTTACTTGCCTTTTTTTTCTTCAAATAAGATCTTATGAAGAACAATACACTAGCACCCAAAAGTAAAAGACCGTAACCAAGATCATCGTTGGCGGAGTCCAGAAGTGCCTGCTTGTCCATTTGTGAGCTTCCAAGTACAAAGTTAAACATTTCTTCCCCTTATTCAAAATAGTTATCATTGATTCTTTTCCTATCATACATCTCTAGTTTCTCTTTTAAATTCTTGGCCTTCTTAATATCTGCAAATGGTACAAAGGCTTTCATATTGCCCGGTATTGCCTGCTTTATCGCCTGTAAAGCAATACAAGCTGAGACTACCCTATCCTTACTGTTAAGGGTCACGTCACCAGACGCCTCTACAAATAATGAGGCCATCTCCTGTAGTAGGTTTGAGTCGTTGATAGTTACTGCGTTTTCTCTCACAGCGGCGACAAACTCATCCATCATTAAACCCTTAGTCCTAGTGTTGGTCTGCCAACCTATCTTCTTAGTTGGACCTTCGCCCCGTTCTTCCTTGACTGTCCTAGTATATACATTAGTGTAACCGCGCCTTTTCATAGCAGCGGCAGTGGCATGGCCGTGATTGTTTATCTCAACTGCTATTAATGCATTATTGTAGAAGGATCCTATTTTACAAAGAAGATCACCGAAAAGATCAGGATCAATGTGACCGTGCCAACTAGCAACTTGATTGAGAGACTTATCAACGACAAATGCGCTAGAAAAATCTCCATGTTCTAAACCCTCAGCGACGTCAGCGCCAACAGCGTAAATCCTATCAGGATTAGGATTCTCGTAAACATGAAACCTCCCATCGTCCCTAGGAGTAATAACGTTCTCTCTTGGTAGTAAAGTGATAATCACACCTAGTGCATCTGTGTCGGTGCCATCTTCCATCGCTGTAAAATACACCCATATATTCCATCTTGTGCCCAAACAGATTACACAGCCTTTGATACCACTTCATAAAGGGATCCCCATAGCGTCCATAATCGCCCACATCGCATAAGCAAATGCCGTGATACCCAACAAAAGAGCAATAATCATTACCGCCTCTTTAAATTCTTTAAAATTCATATCTCTCAACCTTGATAGATTTAACTCTCTCAATTAAGTCATTAATAATATCTATTGAAAAGACAGAGCGCCCACTCATAATAAAAGCTTCCTGCGGTGTGGTGGGGTACTCTTGTCTGAATTGATCCTCAGGTCTTAATAGTGCCGTGCCCATCTCGTTACTTATCTTCCATCTTCTCCAAGCTAACTGCTTGATATTTAAGCCAAACATCTCGCTCAGTTCCCTCTCATAATCATTTAGCACTAAGTCCGTATCATCCATTTGATACTCATCATTCTCATACCAAGGGAAAAAGATAGGGGTGTAATCCGATTCACCCGCTTGTGCTGATTTCCATCTATTATAAAACTCCTCCCCATGACCTGTTATCCCATTAGCTGTGGATTCAATAATCACACTGGTGCCAGGTTTTCTGGGTACTGATTGCATAAGGGAGGTCATAACAGTGGGAGCATTTGCCCAAAATGCCATCTCTGAGACATGTAGATCAGTTATAGTCCCGGATCGACCAGCGGTTAGCTTGTTAGATGTTTCAACCGATATCGTGCTTAGTAGTCCTGACTTGGTAGCTCTTTCAACTTCATTGGGGTTAGCGAAGGCTAACTCCTTCCTGTTTGAGTACCTCTTCATGGGCTTAAGTAACTCGGGGACATAATCGTAATAGCGAGAACACATATTAAACAGGTTCCCAGCAGCATCATTATCGTGAGCTATGATCATCGCGTTTCTATATCTATTGGTTGAGCAGGTTTGATAAGTGAGAGCAGTTGAGAAGGTAGAAATACCCAGTTGTCTTGCCTTTAGGATAATTAACCTAACAGGATTGCCGCTTCTTCTTTGTTCTTTGATTGTTTCCCATAATCGCATTTGTTGAATATTAAACACCAATGGGATTAGCTTCGAGTCCTTCGTTAGAATCTTGAGAAACTTAGAATACTGTTCAAGGTCTCTTAGCTTCTCAAGTGTATTCATTAGGCGTCTGGGAGCAAGGGCTCAATACCTGGGATGTCTGAAATGATATCGGCCAGTATTGCATCCTCTTCTAGTTGGGTGGCGTCGATTGCGTCTTTCAGTACATCCATTTCAGCAGATTTAACTTCCTTCTGTGCCTTAAGGTTTTTCTTCTTAGCTTTTGCCTTAGATAGATCAACAAACTTGTCTACCGTAGCTGCTTTAAATTTCTTTGCCATTATACTATCTCCTTAAAAATACATATCTCTATATTGTCAGCACCCTTGCTATCAATGCTTATTACATCATCCACCACGCAGTTTAAATCAAACGGCGTGTTCTCTAATATGTTATCGATTAAATCTTGAACCAAGAATTCATAGTCGTATTGGGACTCAACCCCGTTAGCTGTACTTGCAGCCCTAGTTACTTTAACAAATGATTTCTGCCCTAAGTGTATTGCCGCTATGTCTGCTACGTTTGTTATTGCTGGTTCGATGCCAGCTAGAACATCGTCGATTAATTGCTGCTTAGTAACCGTTACCTTCTGATTTAGATATTGTTTAATACTCATATAATCCCCTATGTGTTGTGTACAATAGCAAGAAATCTACCACCGTCGGGGTACTGAACTTCATCACTCATGTGACATAGGCCCCTCACGTCGGTTGAATTAGCGGCAGAGTTTGGTTTATCGGAAACCCCGCCAGTACCTACGTTTGCGATTGCTCCCGTTTGGGTGGTGGCAGCTATGTCCCTTCCGCCCCAAGATATCCCAAACCTATCCCCAGAATGAACAACACTTCTAATTAACGTGAGATCTACCGGGCACCAATATTCAAATATATTGTTAGTTCCATTGTTCCTGAAAGTGATGAGGTTGGCGCCATTATATGTGATGTCCCTGAAATCAGATCCGCTACCTTTTTGCAGGGTTAACCCGTTGTCCTGAATAATGCTTCCTGACCGATTTAACTCAGCTATTTGTAGCCAGACCCTAGAAGACCTCAAGCGGGAAGCTACAATCCATATCCTTGCACCGTCGCCGACTATCCCGTCGCAACCTTGCCAGCCAGAATAAAGTCCACTAATGGAAACGGTTGATATTAACCTAAGAGAGTTTCTTGTATACGTGTACCTTCTCAACGCACTGGTCGCTACAATCCAAAATAAGTTATTATTCCACCAGATCCCCTCTGGAGTGAATCCAGAAAGAGTACTGC